CGACACCTTCAGCGCCAAACTCAGCAGCTACCGCAAGGAATACGCAGAGGCACTCCCTCAGGCCCGCGCGGCCCAACAGGCGGCAGACCTGGCGGCAGACGGCGTTAGCCTGGGCGTCAGCTCCATCTTCACCGTAGCCCTTGAGAGAGGTTAAGCCATGAGCACCACCAACCCCATGACGGCGCTGCTCGTCCTCAAAACAGCGCTCGGGCTGGTCACCGGCGTCGCCAGCTGCAAGATCGGGCTAGAGTCCAACATGACCCCGGCAGACTATCCCATGGTGCGCATCGTGCCCAGCCTGTCGCGCCACTCAGCGGTTATCGGCTCGCGCGAGACCGAAGTGCTCATCTACTTTGGCAAGCCAATCCACGAGTTCGAGTCCGGCCTTGAGTCGCTTTACCAGACCCTGTACGACCTAGAGGCCGCCCTGATCAACGCCGCAGAGACCTCTGGCGTGTACTGCCAGTACCGCGAGACCATCGCCGACGAAGACCGCGTTGACGGATACAAGCTCATGGCACTGCGGGTGATGGTGCAAGGGTAATCGGCTACAGCCTCTATATCAGGCGGCTTGCAACTGCCGTTTCAAGAGAACATCCGGGTTAAATCCTGCAAGTCCAATATCAGCAAGCGGCACACCGAATGACTCCGCCTCAGCCTTGATGCGACTGAGCGCCTGATAAGCCAGAAGCCCATCATTTTGGCCCGCATTCTTGAGACCTTCAGAACGCAACAAATTGACTACCGAGTCAAGGCAAATCAAAGCGCCCGCTAATTTTTCACTGTCCGAACTCATCATTAAACCCCTTGATAACATCAACCTGTGATCTGAAATTTTGCGCCTCTGAGCGCCATTTGGCAAGTAATCCAATTTGATAAGCCGATGGCCTATCATTCCAGTCTGGAACAAACTCACCCGGATTTAGCGCCTTGTGTTCATGAAACGACGCCTGCGTTTCAAGCGACGATATAGACTTTTCTCTCTGAACTGGGCCAAGGTTTTTCAAATTGCGAAGCAGCCCCGCGTTATCTCCTCCCGGCCTCTTAGACTCTTCGTATGCTGCGTTCATTGACCTGTATGCTACGCCATCCCCCAGTCGCTCCAGGTGATACATCGGGTCCCGCCCCGCATTCACCACCGCATCAACGCTCTTGCCACGCTGCATCACATCAAGCAGCCGCTCCTTGCTACCCATAACCCGCGCCGCCTCATAGGCCGCAAGCGTCTTCAAATACGCCTGCACCGCACCCTTGCGCTCTGCGGTATCGGCGCCAGCCGTCAGGTCCGGGCGTGACGACAGGCGGCACCAGCAGTGCGGATGAAACGGAGGCCTTGGCGCCTTCGCCTTGGGGTAACACCCGGCGCCCAAGCCAAACAAATCAGCGCGCGCGTGCAGGTCGCAAATATCAGTCACCGGGTGCGCCGGGTTAATGCGCACCTGCACCACACTGATCGAGCCGTCCGCCAGCAACTCCTGCCCCACCTTGGCCTGATGCGCTCGCGCCAGCTCCGTCTGCGCAATGCGGTCTGCCGTGTATCGGTTCTTCTCGCGCTGCGCAACCCACAGCCGCTTATTCAGCGCCTGCTTGCCCTCGCCGTCTACCCAGGCCTGCACCGACTCCATGTAGCCCGCCTTGAGAGTCTCGCTCTTGAGGCGCGCGGCCAGCTGCTGGCCCTGCTCAAGCACCCGCGCCAAACTTTCGCGCGTCTGCGGCGTACTGGTCAGCGCCTGCAACGCCTTTGGCAGCTTGGCACGCGCTGCGCCCTCCAGCGGACGCTGCACCCCGTCAATCGGGTTGTACCCGTCGTACAGTTGCCGGGCCAGCGTCTGCGCGCTCTGCAGGCCCTGCGCATGCTGGCGTATCAGACCCGAGACCTGGTTAACCATCTCCCCATTGAGCGCCCACAGGCGCCTCGACAGCACCACCTCGCCCACCGGCATGGCCAGCACAGAGCCCACCGATACAGAGCGCTGCAACACCGTGCTGAACGCTGCGGCAAGCTCCCCCGCAAACTCCCCATCGAACGACTTTTGAACCTGGGCAATGGCAATCCTCGGGTCAACGCCCTCATCAAGCTTGGCCAGCAGATCCTCATACGCCTGCTGCGCGCGGCGCTCCACGGCCAGCGCCAGCGCCTGGGCTTCGCCCGTAATGTTCTCTGATGTTGGCACCTGTCAATCCTCCTCAGATACGGCCAGCGACTGCGCGCCGACCAACTCGCCAAACAAATCAGCCTGCGCCCGGCCCATCTTCTGCGCGTAACTCTTGCCCCGCTCAGCCAGCGCCAGCTGAATCAGCCGGTACGCCGTGCGCTCAGACGCGGCCACCCCCGAGTCAAGCAGCGCCGCGCGCGTCTGCGCCACCGTGCGCTGCGCCTCCAGCAACTCCAACGCCCGGCCAACCTGCCACGTCTTCACCACCACCGAGCGGCGCCAGTACATGCTGCGCCCAGCCATGCCCCGCAAGACAGACTTGATGTGCTCCTTGAACTCCACCGGCCCCGGCGCGCGGTCAATCTCCAGCATAAGCCACTCATCCTCGCGCACCTCGTCCGATGCGTTGCTCATAGGCCCCTCGGGCTGAAAGCCTGTAGCGGCTGCGCCGGGTTGGCTACGCCCTGCCAGCAAATCGCCAGCGCCATCACCCCGTCGTCATGGCCTCCCTTGGGTGCACCGTAACGCACGGCGCCGCTGGGCAAACGTTCCTGGTCAAAAGCCATCAACTCATCAATCAGCCACGGCACGGCGGGCAGGTGGATAGCGCCAGTCTCAAACGCCAGCGCCAGCGCATCTATTGCCTGCGTCTTGCTCGCCGCGCTGGTGTGAAAGGCCTGCACCGGCAGACGCATACGCTGCAACTGCTCAATCAGAGGCCCACCCATGGAGTTGCTCTCAGCCATGATCTGCGCCCTCGGGAAGCGCTGGTGCAAGGCCTGCAAGCGAGCGAGCTGCACCGCGTAGTCAATATCTGTGAACCGGTCCAGCGCCACCAACGCGCCCGTGCGTGCGTTGACCGTTGCAAACACCGTAAAGTCGTTGGTGCGGCCCCAGTCAACGCCGATCACGTAGGTGCTTCCGTCTTGCAGGTCGCGTGCTGTGTGCGCATCCGTGGCCAGGCTGGCATCAATGGCATACGTCACCCGCCTGAACACGCCGCCACCGTCCTCCATAAACTGTGCCAGGTACTCCTGCGCAAATACGCGCTCTGGCAGGATGGCGCGCATCTTTTCAATTTCCTCTGGCTTGATATGCGGGTTGCTTGATGTGGGGTAGGTGAAGCTGGCCCAGTCGTCCAGGTGGTCCGGCCCAGGTAGACCATGCTGGTACAACTCCCAAAAGTAGTTTCGCCCGGCTGGTGTGCTGATAATGCGCGCCTGCCCGCTGTAGTCTGTCAACGTCGGCAGGATGGCCTTCTGCCAGGCGTCCTTGAGGTAGCGCGCATGCGCCGCCTCATCAATCACTACCCTGCTGTACTTGCGCCCGCGCCCGGCGCCGTCGTCTTGCAGGGTCCAGAAGTCCACCACGCCGCCGGTCACGAGCTCGATTCGGTTCTCGGTCTTGTTGGCCTTGCGGGTAACTGGGCGCAGGGTGCGCTCGGCATCCTTCCACACCTCCAGCATGAGTTGGTACGTCGGCGCAAAGAAGCCGACCGGCTTACCCTCGATGGCGCTACCGACTTCGCCAAAGAGCAACCACTCCAGGCTTGAAAGCGTCTTGCCCCAGCGCCGGCCATTGCACAAAACCTTGAACCGCGCAGGCGAAGCATCCACCTCCTTCTGCGCCGGGTGCATGGGTAGTGAGGGGATGACTATCTTGGGCATTTATATTTCTTGAATATGCAAATAAACATTGACAATACTATTAAACGCATATACAATTACTAACATGCAAATGACGCTGATCTGGGACGAAGCCAAGCGGATGGAAAACCTTACCAAGCATGGTTTGGACTTCTGCGACGCTGGCGCTGTTCTGGATTCGACCTACCGGCTTGACGTGTCTGTAGTGCGCAAGGGCGAAACCCGCACGCAGTCGTTTTCGTATGTGTTCGGTTACCTGCGGGTGCTGTCGGTGGTGCATACCGACCGCGACGGCACGGCAAGGGTGATCAGTTACCGCAAAGCAAGCACGCAAGAAAGGCTGGAATACTATGAATGGATTGGAAGCAGTGAATAACATGACGCGGGCACAAGTTGCCGCTGCCGTGCGCGCCATACCACCTAGCAGTGACTTTGTTTGGGACGGCGTGGATGAAGATGACCGTCCACTGACTAAAGAGGAAATGCGCGCCGGCATCGAGGCGGACAAGCGCCGCCGTGGCCGACCTGCCGGGTCGGACAAGACGCAGATTGCCCTGCGCGTGGATAACGCCACGCTGGCCGCATTCCGGGCAACCGGGCAAGGCTGGCAGTCACGCATGAATCAGGCCCTGGGCGAGTGGGTGAAAGCGGCTCACGACTGAGGCGGGGTTAGCGGGAATGGCTCGCCCGTGGCCTCCAGCGTGGCTTGCTTGCCGGTGAACTTCTGCCAGCGGGTGACGGCCACGTCAACATACTGCGCCACCTGCTCTTGCGAATGCGTTCTGCTGTTGCGCGCGTACGGGATCAGCGCATCAACCGCCACCGCCTCAATCTGATTAACCATTTGCCTTGCCATAAGACCTTTCGATGGTGATGGTGGTATTGCTGTCGCCGTCATCCATGCCCCAGGCGATGCGCTCGCCCTTTTGCCGGATGGCGATCATCTCGCTGGTGATCTTGCCGCTCTTGCCGATCTCGAACACCGCCTTGATCTCCTCCAGCGGGTAGAGCTTGGAGTGATTGCGCCATTCAACGCGGTGCTGCTGGATCAGCCTTGATCGAAGGTCGGTCGATAGCTCAGTGCTGGCAGTCAGCGGCTTTTTAGCGGCCCCCAGCGTAACTTCTCCCGTAACTTCCCCCGTAACTTCGGACGTATCAGCGCGAATGTGGGCAGCCCGGTTGATCGATTGCAGGTTGCCAGATTTGACCCATCCGACCTTGTCCGCCATCTTGCTTACAGCTGGCCTGGACACGCCCAACGACTGAGCAACGTCCTCAAACGTCATCGTCGGGTCTGCCTCCCACTTGATACGGGCTTCGGCCCATTGGTCTTTTGTCAGGCGTGGCATGCTGGAACCTCCGTCACCTGCACGCAAGCCTGCGGCTGCGCCGAGTAGCGCTTGCAAATTGTCACATCGGCGATCTGCTTGTCATCAACGAACACCACGCCGTTCATAGCGTCCTCAACCGCCTTGAGCACATTGGAGCAATCGGGCTTTGTGATCGGCCTGACCTGGCCGCTTAAAGCCGCTGCACGGCGTTTTTTCGACCATGAGGCAGGCACGGGCATGTGAAGCAGCAGCACCAGCTCCACCGCCCCCTGCATAGGCTCCCAGCTACCTATGGCCTGCCTGGCGGCCAGCTTCACCAGGTTCTCGTATCGTGCGGTCTGATCCGGCGTGTAGTGCGCCACGTGGCCGGCGCGGATGAAGGAGCGGGCGCGGCCTTTGGCAACTGGCACGCCTGGCACGATGAAGTTGATGGTTCTGGTCATCGCGGTAGCCCCTCTTCGGTCTGCATGGCGTGTATCACCTCGGCCCAACTCAGCGGCGTCTCGCCGTCTTCGGGTCCGCGCACGCCGGTGCCTTTACCGGGCCAGTCGAGTCCGGAGAAAATGCCGTCGGGCCTTTCGCCAACTGGCGAATCTTGGCCTCGCTGTGACCCCAGTCCACCCAGTCCTTGAGCACCAATCGTCTGCGCAAAACAGCCTCGGATTGAGCAATGGGGAGTTTTCCGATACGCTGAATCAGCCGCGCGCCGCAGAAGATGCAGGCCGGGTCGAACATCGAATGGTTGCGAAATTCCTGGGCTGTTTTGCAGTTGTTGCACATGGGTCATACCGCCTCCGGTTGCGTCTCTGGGGTGATGCCAAGCGCCGAATTGATGCAGGAAATTTGGTACAGATTGAGCTTGCGTCCGCGAGACTGCTCCAAGAGCAAAATGTGAGCCCAGGCCTTCATGCCGTAGCGCGCCATCAACTCGTATTTTTCGGCCAGCGTGACGCTCATTGGGACACCCTCGAAAGCAAAGCCCTCGCCTCAGCCAGCGCCTTGCGCACAACCTGCGGGTTTGCCGCCGGTGCGTCCAGTCTCTCAAGTGGTTGTTCCGGCGCACGAAGCGCGATGTTTTTGAACTCAAAAACGGTCGGCGGTTTTGATGGCGGAAGATGTTGTAACGCGTACTTGATCGCCTGCGGATTACGCTCAAAACCACTGAGCTCATGCGCCCAGTCAGCCTTGACGTCGAGCAGGTCCAAGCCCTCCCAGCGGCCGGTAAAGTCCCGTCCATACGCCAAAGAAAGCTTCTTGAAAACCACGTCCGTCAGGTTCTCAATCGTCAGGCTATCCATGTCTCAGCTCCAACGGTTTGGGACCCGGCAACGTGTCAAAAAACGTATTTGGATTTATGTCGACGCCCCTCTGGCCGTTCGGATTCTTGGCCGCAATACTTGGCGCGATCAATTCCATTTTTTCCCGCATGGACCGCTGGTACGGTGTCTCGGCGGGTGACGCCCTGGGCTGCTTGTTTTCGGCCACCCAATCGGCCTTGAACCCGGTCCAGCCTCTGGCGCAGCACTCCCGCAAAGCGGCGTCGAGCGTCCACCCGGCCTTGTCTGCCTCCCGCCGAATCCCGTCGATTGCGGTTTGCGTCAGCTTGGCTTTTTTGCTTTTTCGCAAATCGACAAAATCAGCCCAAACGGACAAAACAACGCCGTCAGGCGGCGCGACAGCGCTTGTATTCTCTCCTTCCTTTCCTTTCCTTTCCCTTCCCTTCCCTTCCCTTCCTACATGCGCGTCGGGCACGCGTGGCGACGCGTCGGGCACGCGTGGTTTACGCGTCGCCACGGCCTGTTTTTGTGTTGGGTCCGGGAGTTGACTTTCCGACTCTCTTGGGTTGATATGTTGATGCCATGCGAAGGCCGGAATAACTGCGAAACCATCGCCATACAGTTTTACAAGACCACGATCAATGATCTCTTGGCACAGTGGCTGAACGTCGACGTTGTCGCCCGGCAGGTAGCGTAGCTTGAACGTCAATGGCTTCCACACCATGCGCCCTTCCTTGTCCGCCTCGCACCAAAGCGCGATGTACAGCAGGCGCGCCAAAGGCGACAGCGACACGATGTCCTCGCTGGTAAAGAACTCGGGCTTGATTGTTCTGATGCGCGCCATTACTGCACCCCCCCTACTGAACCAAACTCACCGGCCAGCCTGGCCAGGCCCTTGGCCGTCACCAGCACCTGCTCGACCATGCGGCTGGAGCCGTCTGAGCGCTCCACGGTGGTGATCTTGTGCTCCAGGTATCCCGTCTTCAATCGCGGCTGGTGCGCAACGAATCCAGAGCCACCGGCCCGGCGGTAAATCCACTCATGCTCCTGTAGCCAGTTGAACAAGCGCTTGGGCTGCACCTGCAAGTCTTTGGCCGCGTTGGTGATGCACACCGACCCTTCAGCGCGCGTGGCTATCAAGTCCAGAGCGGCCACCTTGGGCGCGGCAATGGCCAGCGCTGACTGCGCCTGGTCGCGCTGATCTACCATATCGGCGGCAAGGCGCATGGCGCCGGCGTAGGTGGTTGGCAGGTTAAAAGCGGCGACGACAGCCTGCTGCTCCAGCGCCGTCATGCGGTCGTAAACGCGGGTCTGCACCGCCAGAGACTCCGACATGACCATCAGCTCGCACTCGCGTTTTGGCAGGTTGTAGACCTTGCGCGTGTTGCCGTTTCCGTAGTTTTGCGTTCCAGAAAATTTTGGAGCGTCAATTCCGGGGTGTTTTTCTATTTTCAACACAAAAGTATCATGCCGAAGCTCTGCACTTCCAGCCTGTCGGAGCTCGTTAATGACCTCCACCAATTCCACGCTGGACATGGTTTTTGCAGACTCGGACTTGATGACTTGATTCATAACAGTTCGCCTTAGTAGGTTTTTGCGCCGCCCAAAGCGCACTCGTCAAAACAGAACACACACGGCAGGCATGGACGAACATGCTCTTCGGGGTATCCCCCTATCCGTGTGTGAAAACTCATTTGCCGGCCCTCGAATACGCCTGCACACCCTCGGCATTGGTGCGCATTGGCAGGCTGCCGGGCAACTTGATCTGCTGGCCCTGATGCCTGCTGATCCGGTACCTCTCGCGCATCTGAATGCGGTTCTTCTCCACGGCCGTCAGGGGTTTGGGCGCTGGCGCCGGCTGCGCGCCGTAGTGCTGGAGCCCCATGGCCTCCCAGTCGCTGTGATATGGGTCGGTGTTGCTCATGGCTTGAGTCCTACCTCGTTGTCTCTGGTAAACGTTGCATTCGGCCCCTCATTGCCAAATACTTGACTCATGACATTCCAGCGCTCCCGCTCTGCCAGCTTCTTGAGCTCAACCAAATGACGCACAAACTCGCTCACCTCCATGCCGTCGGCCCGGGCCAGCAAGTGCAGCTCAGCGGCGCCCTCTGGCGAGAACTTCACGGTCACAGGGGTGATGAGTTTTTCCATTGGCTAGAGGGTGGGCTTGCCAGCCGGATTTACCATGGGGTTCTCACACCAACCATGACCGAAAGGCAAGCCCGTGAACAACGAAGAACTGGCGCTATGGACAGCAGAGATAGAGCAGCGCCAGGACGATATGGCACAAGCACTCAACATGGCGACCTCCCGTCATCTTGCGCACCAGGCCGCGCTGGGCGCGATAGCACGAGCGATGCCTGCGACACTGAGGCGCCGAGTACGCGAAGACTTCTGCTCAACTCTCGCAGCGCTTCAATCTGGCGCTGCCCTGGGTCCGCACGACGCAGCCGCCTTGGCCCAGCAGCGCGAGGTGTTCCAGCAAGCAATTCAGCAGTTATTCCCCGACGCCGAAGAGGCAGATACATGATCTCCTCTTTGGCCCTTTGCACCATGGCCAGGATGCGCTCGGATTCAGACACCCGCCTTCTCCTGTGTGGAATTCCTGAGCACGCCCTGGGCCACGTCGGGATGGGCGACCCATGCCGCAGACAATGGAGTTCTCGCACAACCTCGTCCATTGAAAGGGGCGCTCATGCAGGAGAAATATCTGCGGTCAATCGAAGCTCGTCTGCAAATGCAAAGCGAATTGATACAACATCTTTTCGCTCTGCTGTATTCGGACGATCCAAGCGCCTTTGCAAAATTTATGAAATCGCAGACGGAGGGCTTGTGGCAACACAAGCCTGCGTCAGGCCGGGAGTCCAGCGAGGAGGGCGTGGAGTTGCGAGTAGAGATCAAGATGCAGCTCGATCTGTGGGGCCGGAAGACTGGGGCGCTGATTCAGGGTTTGCAGAAGGAGTAGCAACGCCTGTCCATGTGGCAGGTACTGATGAAAGTCTGGAACGAATACCCGCCAACACCGAATCAATGCGAATAACGGGTGGACCAAGTTCTATTGCGCGGTCCATCATTGCCTTGATGGCCGCCATATCAGCAGCCGTCTGGCGCAGCAGCGCGAGTAGTTCGGTAGCTTGTTGCTCATTCATCTCAGGCCCCCTGCCCTGCTGCTGCCGGCACAACCGTTCCCCGAAGCACCCCCCACGCCACATCCGGGCGCAGGTCTTCGCAGCGCACGAGGCCGTTGGTGGCGGCTTCGATGGCCGGGCAGCGTTCAGCTGGGATCGGCCTAAATCCATTGGCCCAGTCAGACATGTCAGACGAATGTGCGTCTATGGCTTTTGCGAGAGCACTTGCCGATCCGCGCCCCTGCATTTCAAAGTAGCTCGAAAGGTTCATGAGCGGAAGTCTAGCGTAACGCTAAAGCAATTTCAAGCGTTTCGACAAATATATTTCTAGCTTTGTGCTACAAACTCAAAATGCACATTGATCCAATGGTTGCGGCACTCGTGGCGCTCTGCAAAAGAGAGGGTGATTACAAGGACGTGGCTGACAAGTCAGGTATCAGCCCTGACAACCTGTGGCAAATCATCAATGGGACAAAACTTCCGTCGGGGAACCCGCGCGGCGTTGGACCGAAGTTACGTCTGAAAATTACTGCCACCTATCCGGACTGGCTATCCCCCACCCTCTCCGCGCAGTTGCCCAGCGGAGAATGGACGCCCCACGTCAACCCATCTTTACACCAGGCGTCAAGTGGTGCATCGGCCCCGGCAACGCTGCAAAACGCCCTTGAGTTCCTGGCCGGGTACTTGATCGCGCTTGATGCGGGCGACAGGGCCAGGGCGGTGCGAGACATTGCCGACCTGGCAGACGAGCCGCAGGCTGTTGCAAAAATCACCGCCAGAATCGAGGCCATGGCCTCCCCGGCATTTACCGACAAAAAACGCTCGAACGGGTGAAGCCGCTTTGTCAAGTTTTCCAGTTCCCCGCGCCTTTGTCTATCCCCCATTTGGGGGATGCTCTACAAGATGTCCACACACACACACTGCAAAGATCGTGCCGATATCCTCGCGCACATACTGCCAGGCGTGGACCGCCTCGTGCACGAGCAAAGCAGCCCTTCCAATGGGGCATCCATCGTCCATACGCTCGCTCATGGTGATTAGAACTACCGTCTTGTCGCCAGTTCCAAACCGAGTGCATTTGGCATCGGATTGCGGATAAGGCTCGTCCAGCGCTTGCAGCTTGCGCATCTCGCTGCGCCACGCTCGCTCTGACGGGCAAAACCCAATGTACGTAGGGTAATGTCCGCGCTCGAACCAGATCACACGACCACCCGCCATCGCCACCTTTCCGCCACCTTCGGGTGGCTTTTTTACGTCCTAGGGTTTGTCCCTAGAAGATATTTTACATTTAATTTAGCGAAACGCTTGACTAATCAAATAGCGTAACGCTAGAATTCACCCATCCCGCAATCAAGCGGAAAGAAAGGGTCAAGATGAAAGCAGCAATCACCAGAACCAAACCCACCGAAGTCTTCCACTTCGTTGACGGCGAGCAAATCGCCGGCTTACCGACCCACCTGTGGGGCGACGTGACCGGCCTGTGGGGCGACATCACCGGCCTGTGGGGCGACATCACCGGCCTGCGGGGCAACGTGACCTACCTGCGGGGCAACGTGACCGGCCTGTGGGGCGACATCACCGGCCTGTGGGGCGACATTGACGATTGCGAGATC